TATTATCGTTGACTTTAGTGAAAACAGTGACTTTGAAGGTGTATTCAAAGTTAATATCGACTCAGATTATATTGTTGCTTTAATTGAAGAAAAATTAGCAGTAGTATCTGGATTAGATTCAGAGCGTGTAGAGAATATGGTCAGAGAACATTCATTGTTTGGTGACTCTGATCTTTCAATTGTATCTAATCTTAGAAATGAAGTTAATAATTTAAGAGCAGATGCAGATTCAGATAGTATAAAAATTCAAGCTTTACAAGAAAAAGTAGACAATTTAGAGCTTTCATTAGATTCAGAACAGACTATCACGTTTGATATAATTAACAGACTTGATAGTGATATGTTAGCTATAAGCGCTTTAAGAAAAGATGTAGATTCTGATGCAGCTAGAATAACTCAAATATTAGGACAATTAGATTCTGATGGTAGACTATTAGAAAGAGTTGTTCAAGTAGAAGAAGATTTAGTAACACTAACTGCAAGACATGATTCAGATGATGCTGATCTTAGAGGCAAAATTGCTGCTATCGGTGTAAGTGAAGATGAGATTAATGATATACAAGCAAGATTAGATTCTGATGAGTTGAAAATACAAGATTTGGAATCTAGATTAGCTGTATTAGAATTTAATGTAGATTCAGATAGACTGTGGACAAGAAATGAAGTATATGTTGCTAAGCTTAGAATTACTACTTTAGAAGATTCAGATTATTATGATTCAGACAGAGTAGTCAGAACTATAGATCTAAATAGAATTGATCTTGCTGATAGTGATATATTAGCCAATGCTATTAAAGACGAAACAAACACACATTTATCTAGAATAAAAGAACTTGAATCATTGTTAGGTGTAAATACAACAACAACCTCTATTACATTAACTGATTCAGATTTAAACGTGGTAGAGTATACACAATCAGGTGTTGAGCTATCTGATGATACAAAAATTAGTTGGTATGTTTATAGTTTAGGTGGTGGAGAAATTATAAGAAGATCGTTTACAGTAAGTGCAGGATCTAGTTTCACTTCTATTTTAAGAACTATTGCTTACACAGTAAATAACGACCCGGTTGCTATGAAATATTTTGATTCGTTTAAAGTAGATTACGATTCAGCTTTAGGTAGTGATGATAAGATACATTTTAGATTTAAATCAGGATTTGAAGACATGACATTTGATGCAGTCGTTGAATCATCGTTTGACAACGGACGTATCGTTGTCACTCAATAATGAGAAAAATAAATAAAGAAAGAGTTATTACAGGAGTTTCACAATGGCATTTTTAGTTAGCCCAGGTGTACAAATTGTTGAGAAAGATCTAACTAACATTATTCCAGCGGTGGCAACATCGATTGGTGGTTTTGCTGGTAAATTTGAATGGGGGCCTGCGTTAGATGTAACAACGGTATCTTCAGAAAAAGATCTGATCGCTAAATTTGGATACCCAAAAGTTTCAACAAACGACGCGTCTAGTACAAGAGATGATTGGTACGCAGCCGCTAACTTCTTAGGTTATGCAAATAATCTTCAAGTTGTTAGAGCAATTTCAGATGGTGCTAGAAACGCAGCATCAGAACCAGTTGTCGGTTCAGCAAGTACAATCTCGGCAGTGTTTACAGGTTCGCCTTCCTCAACAGTATTTACATCAGGTAACGCAATTGATTATGACGGGTCTACTGATGTACAATTTACAGCAGATGCCTTAACGTTAGGTTCTATTGCCGATGCTTTTAGACAAGCATTAGTTTCAGCTGGTGTATCTTCAGTGTCAATCGACTCAGATGCTATTAGTGGTATTACTGATCCTACAGTTAAGTATAGTTCAACAGGTATTACTTTACCTTCTGCACAAACAATTAACGGTGTTACTATTACGTTCTTTGTTAATACTGATGCTGAAGCAACAGCAACTACATTAACCTCTGCTCAGTTAAATAATTTAGATGACTTCTTAGTTGAAAAAACGACGCTAGTAAATGGTTCTGTTTATGCTAGATATCCTGGTGCTTTAGGAAATAGTGTTGGAATTATTTTTATGGATGCTTCAATGGCAGATTCTGATTTTAAGAATACTGTATTGTTTGGTTCAACTAAAGGTGGTGATTTATTTGATACGGTACCAGGTACAAGTGTTTGGGGTAGTGCTTATACAACAACTCCTGAAGACGAAATGCATATTATTGTATACACAACAAACACTTTAATTACAGGTAACGCAAATGAAGTATTAGAAACATATGGTTATGTATCTAAAGCTAAAAATGCTAAGACAGCTGACGGTGGACCTAATTTCTATGTTGATATGGTAAATGATCAGTCTTCATGGGTTTATCTTCTTAACGAAGAGACAGCTGCTCAGAGCGGTACTATTACTGGTAATACCACTATTGGTACTTCTCTAACTTCGCTAACCGGTAATACTAGATTTAATTATCTTTCAACAAACGCTTCACTAACAGGTGTAAGAAAGTATAATCTAGATGGTGGTACAGATGGTGTAACAGTCTCTGATGGTAACTATACATCAGCATATGATCTTCTATCAGATGATCAAACCGTAGATGTTAATTTACTTATTACTGGAGAAAGATCGAAAACAGTAAGTAAATATGTTATAACAATAGCTGAGACTAGAAAAGATGCAATTGCATTCTGTTCACCAGATTACTCTTCATCAGTCAACAATCCTTCAGCGGAAAAAGTTATTAATTATTTCTCAGATTTCAATTCATCTTCTTACGCAGTATTTGACTCAGGTTATAAGAGACAATACGATAGATATAATGATGAATATTTCTGGATTCCTCTCAACTCAGACACAGCAGGCTTAACAGCTCGAGCAGAATTTACAAATGATGCTTGGTTCTCTCCTGCAGGTCTTAACAGAGGGTTTATCAATAACGTGGTTAAACTTTCATTTAACCCAAATCAAACAGATAGAGATCAGCTTTATCCAAATAGAGTTAACCCTGTAGTTACATTCCGTGGCCAAGGTACACTTCTTTATGGAGATAAGACTGCATTATCTAGACCATCTGCATTTGATAGAATTAATGTTCGCAGGTTGTTTATTGTACTTGAAAAAGCAATTGCAACTGCAGCTAAGTTCCAGTTGTTTGAATTCAACGACGACTTAACTAGAAGAACATTTGTTAATGCAGTTGAGCCTTTCTTAGCAGAAATTCAAGCTAGAAGAGGTTTAACAGACTTTAAGGTAGTTTGTGATACATCAAACAATACTGGACAGGTTATTGATGGAAACAGATTTGTTGCTGACATCTATATTAAACCAGCTCGCTCAATTAACTTCATTACATTGAACTTTATTGCAGTGAGAACTGGAGTATCATTTAGTGAGGTAGCAGGAGCTTAACATGACAGTTCGTATTGATGATTTTAAAACAGCATTAGCTGGTGGAGGTGCAAGAGCTAACCTATTCAGAGTTAACTGTAACTGGCCAAACGCAGACATTCAAGGTCTTGCTAATACGGCTTTTGGTGCAGGTGAAACTGAAGCTCTTAGTTCCTTTATGATTAAGACTGCTGCGATGCCAGGTAGGACTATCGGAGAAGTAATTGTACCGTTTAGAGGTAGACAATTGAAAGTATCAGGTGATACTATCTTTGATGCTTGGACTGTACAGATTGTTAACGATAATAACTTTGCAGTAAGGAATGCTTTCGAAAGATGGCAGGATGCGATTAACGGAGCAGCAACAAACGTATCAGGAAGAGGTGTTAACGCTTCTTCGTTTGACTCATACACGGCTAATATGGAAATTGAACAACTTAGTCGTACAGGTGCAGTCATTAAAAGGTATGTAATTGTTGGTGCATGGCCTACTGTAGTTGATACTATTGACGTATCATATGACAGTACAGATACAATTGAAGAGTTTGCTGTTACATTTGCTTATCAATGGTGGGAGGCTAATACTACTAGTGTATCTACTACTGGAAGAGTTAGTGCTGACATTGATACGGTTCCTGTAACTCAGTAACTCTTCATTACATTATGAGGAGTCCATATGGCTATTCAAAAAGAAGAACTTTTCGGGTTTGAATTAGTTCAAAATAAAAATGATAAACCAGTTCCATCACCCATACCAACACCAATGGATGATGGAACTGAATTACCTGTTGGAGGTCGTATTGGTTATACTTATGAGCAATACAGCAAAGCCAGGAACGAACATGCGTTAATAGCTCAGTATAGAGACATTTCTTTTTACCCGGAAGCAGATTCCGCAATTGATGATATTGTTAACGAGTCTTTTGTTACAGAACACGAAAG